ATATTCTGTTTTTGATTGAAATATTGCATTGAAGGAAATACTTCTACGTTCTGGATCACCCTCTTCACAACGATATGGATAAACAGCGTGTTGTTGTTGCGCTCCGAAAATAAAAAAATCTCCTACTTGTGGAGGAACTACGAGATTAGGTACGCTAAAATCGAGATCTCTCGAAGCGTTACTAATAAAAAGAATAGATCCATCATCATCTGGTCTATGACCTTTTCTAGAAGGCAACATTTTTGGAACTTTAAGATACATTACTGAAGAAATTGTACATTGAGTATGAATATGACAAGGATTATATTCATTCGGTTGTTGTGAAATGATCCAACAAGTCAACATTTGAGTCAACCATTCTTCTTGTTGAATTGCATCTATCTTGTCCGGCATCTGTTGCATCTTACATTGAATAACAAATTGACGAACCGAACCCATGAGAAAACCCATCATTCCTGTTTCCGTCAATATATTATGTTCTATTTTCAATTCTTTATCAATTTGTCCTGCAAGATTAGGGCCCCAAGTTGTAGAATCTTTATCTGCTATAACTTGATCTGAAATTTCAATCATCGTTTGAAGAACATCGGGAGGTAATTTTGTTTTGAAAACAGGAACAGACCACGGCTGTAATAACTGTACTTGCATATCATATTTTGGTGATGTTTTTCCCTGTTTCTTTGCTAATCTTTCTTGGCGTCTTCGTTCTTGTCTGGTTGACATTATATTGTCTCCACTGTGAGGGCCTCATTATAAAGGTCTTGCATTAATTTATTCAACGATTCTTTGTTTTGAATTTCTAATCCATCTACACAACTCCGAATCACACTCATTGTATCTTCAACATCTTCCATGCTTTCAATATCATCTCCAATATCTTCAATGTCAAATAGATTATCTACAACTGAAATATGTCCCACTCCAACATCAATTAATTTGTCCATTAGAGTTTCAAAGAGATAAGAGTTGTTCTTTTTTTGAACAATAATTTTTACATAACTATCTTCATATTGTGACAAATCACCATAATCTAATTTTTCATCATCATAATAAATTTTGTGAAACATAGAATATGGATTTTGAATAAATTCCACTTCCATTGTTTCAGTATCGTAAATATGAAATCCTCTTGGATCATTATAATCACTCCAAGTTATTTCATAAGGATTTCCTAGATAAGTAATATTTCCTGTAGTGGAACGATGATGAAAGTGGCCGGAAAATACTCTTTGAAATGCTTTGAATATTGATGGAGAATGACCATCAAAACTTATTGAACCTTTAATGTGTTCGGCTCCTTGTATATGAAGATGTCCAAATGCAACTTTAGTTCGTGTCTTTTCGATCAACTCTTTAGTTTGTTCTTCGTTATCATCACAAATCCAAGGCAAAAATACCACCTTATGATCATCTGTTAAAGAAACTTCACTGGGTTCATCATAAACAGTAACATATGTCATCCCCTTTGTCAACTCATTCATCGAATTAACAGAAAGAGTGTTCTTATAATAGATATCATGATTTCCAATTATGATTTTAATATTCCCGCCCATTTCTTCTAGAGGATCAAAAAGAATATCTTTCATGGAATTCAAAGTTTTAAAGTTAATAAATTTTCTTCTTTCAACTACATCTCCCAAATGAATAACTGATTTTATATTTCGTTCTTTCAAAGTAGGAAAAAAAATATTTTCGTAGAATTTTTGAAAAAAATTAGAAAACACCAAAGAATCATTTCTTGCACCGAAATGTGTATCTGTAATAAGGGCTATCTTCATTTTTCATTCACACACATTACAGGTTTTTCATTCAATTCTCCTACAATTGGGATCATAATCGGCATCAATGCAATAGGTATAAAAAGGAAAAGGAAAAGAAGGTTTCCAAATGGTAAATATTTTCTCATGCTTGTGCTCTTTCTAAAAAAATTGTCAATGGAGAAAACGAAACAACATTTTCATCTTCCTTATCAGTCTTAACCTTTTTCTTTTTTCGTTTTTTCTCTTCAAATGCGTGTATAAACTCTTGAATAGAGGCACGTTTATCGGTTGTCAGAGGTGATGCACCAGAAGAAACAGATTGTGTTTCATTATGTCCCATTTCTCCCATATCCACATGATCTTCTAAAGAACTATGTTCTTCCATTGTTTTGTATTTAATATACAGTTGTTTTTTCTCTTTTTCTATTCTTCGTAAAAAAGCATAATATATTATTTGAGTAAAATATGCAAATGGATTAGCTGATTTTTCTGGATTAAAATTGCTCGCATACATAACACAATTTTCTATTCCATCACTTACCATTTCTTCTCTAAATGCGTAATTTATAAAATTTGGTCTATGGGATAAACGTTCTGCTATTTTAAGAAAACACTCCCCTGCATAGTCTGGTATTATAGGTAATTCTTCATCGTTATCTTTTGCTTGTAAATATTTTTCACGATAATCTCCCATAACTACCAAAAATTTCTCGTTATCAACATAGTGTTGTTTTTTTCGGGCCACAATCACCTGCCTTTCTTATTTAAGTTCATTGTATAAGTATATCAAGTTTTATTATATTTGTCAAGTTAAAAAATAAAAAAATAAAACACTTGACTTTTTGTTTGAAAATTGTTATAATGAGTCTGTGACGGTTTAAATGGGAATAGTATAGATATGATATGGAAAGTGTTCACTTGTGTAGATTTTCACTCGTTCCATAAAATGATTTAATGTATAATTCTTTTTACCTTTATAACTCAAATCATCAGAAATATCGTAAAGGGTTGCAGCCTCTTTTGTTTCTGATCTCCTCAATCCCCTACCTATCGATTGTAAATTTCTAATACGACTCTTAGAAGGAGAAGCGAAAACAATGTTATGAAGGTTCCTAATATTGATGCCGGTACTGTATACGCCATAACTTGCACAGATAATAGCATCTTTTTCCTTCTCGACAAGTTCTCTGACTTTTTCTCTTGAATCTGCATCTGTTCCTCCATAAACAAAAAAGATTTTTCTAGAAGAATCAATCATTCCTTCCAGCATTGAATGTAGAATGTTACCGTGTTTCTCTATCAATTGAAATAAAACTAATGTATTTCCTGTAAGACCTTTTACTAGGTTACATATGTACTTGTTTCTTTCAGAATGACTTACTAAAAAATCAATTTCTTCTTGATAGTTTGATTTTGAGATTTTTCCGGCCACATCTTTAGAATATTTAAGAACAAGACATCGTATGGCAATTGATGATAATGTCTTCTTCTTGATAAGTTCTTTGGTACTTGTTACTCTTTTTGTTCCACCAAACAACCCCTCTAATATTAATTTATGTACCTCAACATCATCAAGAGTTCCAGTTGTTCCTATTCGGTAAGGTGCATTTTCCAAATTTTTCATTATTTTTGTAAGTGATTTAGCCTTGTAAAGATGGGCCTCATCTCCAATCACCAGTTCAAAATCCGTAAAGAAATCCTTTTTCAATTCATACAATGACTGCCATGTTGAAATTATGATTGGTTTGTCTGTTACTTTTTCCTGTCCACCAAAAATTTTATGAACGTGTTTGGCAACCTCAAATTTTTTATCTGCATATGATTCAAAATCAGAATACATCTGACTCACTAATGAAAGTGTTGGTACAATAATTAATGACTTTTGTGGAAAATAATATCGTACCAAATAATAAATGATGAGAGATTTACCAGATGCAGTAGGTGAAAGAAGTACACATCTTCGTTTATTAATTGAATATCGAATCGCACTATTTTGATAATCTCTTAGTCTATATTCACAAGGGAATGATGTAAGGAACTTCAAATAATCTTCATTGGATATGGGTTCGATTGAATCATTTGTCTGATCAATAAGTTCATATTCTCTATCATTTGCAAAACGTTGTATTCTGTTTTTCAGACCATAATATATTTTTCCATTATTAATATTATAAAGATAAACGTATCCGTCCCATTTCTTTCTGCGAAACATGGGCATGAATTGATAGTCTTTTGGATGAAATCGAAAATAATGATTGAGTTCCATCTTCACTCCTGGCTCGCAAGAGAGTCGCAGATATACTTCGTTTTCTTTTTCCATCAAAATCTGCATGATTATCCAAGTCCTGCAACAAATTTCCTCCAATTGATTGCATTATTAATATGAAAACTTCGATTTTCAATCATTGAAAGAACCGATTTCAAGTAGTCTACTTTTCCTTCTTGTTCATTCAATATTTTCTCCGCTTTCTGCAATGATTCGTCGGCTGCAACGTAGTGTTTCTCTAATTCAGATTTTGAAATTCGTATATTGTGATCGGGTGCTTTGCCATTTTTAGAAACAACCACTTCCCAACGTTGTTGAAAAAGAACTTTCCAGTGAGTTTTAAGATCACTCAACTTTCTTTTTTCTTTGGAATATATGTCTAAGTATTTTTGGTGTATGTTTGGTATGTTTAAAGATTCGTTGTCTAAATCTTTATCATCAATGTGAGAGTCCTCCCCCCACATTTCCATAATTTCTTCAATTGTCATAATAACCTTAGTTATTCAATAGATTCTTTATTTCATAATTTGTGTAACGAAATCCTGCGGTAGCAATAAAATATTCTAGATCTCCGACTGAACTATCAAAATCAAGTGAAGATAAAGATATTGGAAATGCATCATAAAAATGAAATTCCATTTGGGGGTTCATTGCACTTGTCAAAACAGTAAGTACAACAGTTGAAACTATTCCGCCTCTTGGATGAAGTGTATTCGATGCCTTAAGAAGTCTATATTTTTCATGTCCTTCTGTCAAACCAGTTGCAATAATTCGATCATAGATTTCAGTCCAATTTTTCATGTGTTCATCAACAATAAACCTAACTGACAACTCTTCAAACGAAACCTTGTTTCCAGCAAAAGGTATGGTTGCGTGTGGTGTAGACACATCTATTCCCTCAATGGAAACGCCAGGCACATTTACTGCCTGACAAAACCAAGTTATATTTGGTGCATCTTCCATTGTC